ACTTGAAAAAATTAAAGTAGGTGTTGGTGGTATGCGTGATTATGATGAAGAAAGATATGTGATACAATTAGATGTAGAATTTTTAGGTACAGTTTACAAAGATGTAAAATTTACACTAGACGATAGAGATGAGAGGTCTCTAATTTTGATGAACCGTGGATTTATGAAACGGGTAAATGTTATGGTTAACCCAGCAAGGAGATATATCGTAACAACTAAATATAGTATAGACTAGGAGATAATATGAGTGAAGTGAAAATAGTAAGAATGATTACCGGTGAAGATGTTATCGGTAAAGTAACAAAAGGTGATGTGATTGAAGTTGAAAAGGCATTTGTAATTATACCAATGCGTAATCAACCAGGTCAACCTGTACAATTAATGATGACCCCTTATATGCCATATTCGGCAGATGAAAAAATTACATTTGACACAGATAAAGTGGTTACAATTGTAAAACCAAAAGATGATATTTTAAAATCATATCAAGCAAATACAAGTAGTATTTTAACACCAAACAAAGAACTAATTACTGAAACTAAATTACCGTAATGGTAAAAGTTAATTTTATAAGAGGTGCCGAAACACTTTCGGTAGATATGCCTGTTGGCTATACTGTTATGGAAGCTGCGAAAGAACTGGATTTACCAGAAATTCCTGCTGATTGTGGTGGTTGTCAAGCGTGTGGCACTTGCCATATCTATGTGGATGATGTATGGTGTGATAGGTTAAAAATACAAGAAAACTCTTTAGAACAAGATTTATTAGAATATGAAAAAGACTATATTGAAGGCAAGTCAAGGTTGGCCTGCCAAATACAATTAGATGATAGTTTAAATAATGTAACGGTGAAGTTGAGAAAGAATGAACTTTTATAAGAATGTAATTGAACACAAAGGCAAGTTATTAATTCGTGGTGTCTTAAATGGTAAAGATTATAAAGAGAAGATAGACTTTGGTCCTACTCTTTATGCATTAACACAAGAACACTCACAATACAAAACACTACAAGGCCAGTTTCTAAAGCCTATTGAATTCACAGACATTAACGCAGCTCGTAGATTTAGACGAGATGTTGCAACTGAAAACTCACCTATCTTTGGCCTTGAAAGATACCATTATCAATATATCGGCCAAGAATATCCTGAAGAGATAGAGTGGGATAAAGACCACATTAAAATCTTTACACTTGATATTGAAACAAGTTGTGAAAATGGATTTCCAGATGTAGAAAATCCAATTGAAGAACTATTGTGTATCACAGTTAAAAATCAATCTAATAAACAGATATTAACTTGGGGTGTTGGTGATTATCACACTGACCGTACAGATGTAACTTATGTCAAATGTAAAGATGAAAAACAATTGATGTTTGAGTTTATGAAATTCTGGTTGAAAAACTATCCAGATATTATCACAGGTTGGAACACTAAGTTTTTTGATTTACCTTATTTGATGAATAGAATTAAACTGATTGCAGGTGATAAAGTTGCAAACAGAATGTCGCCTTGGAATTTAATCAATAGAGAAGAAATTACTGTAAGAGGTAGAGCACAAACAGTTTATCAATTGTATGGTATTGTAATGTTAGATTACCTTGACTTGTACAAATGGTTTATTCCTACACGACAAGAAAGTTATAAACTAGATTTTATTGGTGAACTAGAACTTGGTCGTGGTAAAGATGATATGCCTTATGATACATTTAAAGATTGGTACACCAAAGACTTTCAATCATTTGTTGATTATAATATCCAAGATGTTGAGATTGTTGATGCATTAGAAGATAAACTTGGTCTAATTGATTTGAGTTTAACTGTTGCATATGAATCAAAAGTAAACTATGATGATATATTTTCACAAGTGCGAGTATGGGACACATTGATTGCAAACCATTTAATGCAAAAGAATATTTGTGTGCCACCAAGAGAAGAACATAGTAAAGAAACAAAATATGAAGGCGCTTATGTAAAAGAACCACAACTTGGTCAACATAAGTGGATTGTTTCATTTGATATTAACTCTCTATATCCACATATTATTATTCAATACAATATTTCGCCTGAGAAAATTATTGGTGAATCTTCACACGGTATTAATGTAAATAGAATGATTGATATGAAAGTACCACTTAACTATCTTAAAACTGAGGGTGCTTGTGTTACACCAAACGGTGCAAAGTTTAAAAATGATAGTCAAGGTTTTCTACCTGAGATGATGGAGAAGATGTACAATGAAAGAGTGATTTATAAAAAGCGTATGTTGAAAGCAAAACAACAATACGAAAGAACTAAAAATCCAGACCTTAAAAAAGAAATTGCAAGATGCCACAATATTCAATGGGCAAGAAAGATTGCATTGAACTCAGCTTATGGTGCAGTTGGTAATCAATACTTTAGATATTATGATGTAAGACAGGCAAGTGGTATTACAACTGCTGGTCAATTCATTATTAGATTTATTGAGAAGAAAGTTAATGAATATTTAAATGGTGTATTACAAACAAAAGGTGAGATAGATTATATTGTTGCGTCTGATACAGATAGTATCTATGTTACATTTGACAAACTTGTACAGAAAACTTGTGAAGGCAAAACAAATGACCAGATTGCAGACTTCTTAGGTAAAGTTTGTGATAATAAAGTTGAACCGTTTATTGAAAAATGTTTTGCTGAACTAGCAGATTATTCTAACGCATTTAAAAATGCTATGGTGATGAAGAGAGAAGTAATCGCCAATAAAGGTATTTGGGTTGCAAAGAAAAGATATATGTTAAATGTATTAGATGAAGAAGGTATCAGACTTGCAGACCCTAAACTTAAACTTATGGGTATTGAGGCAGTTAAATCATCAACACCTATGGTTTGTAGAACAAAGATTAAAGAAGCAATCAAAACTATTATGTCTAAAGAACAATCTGATTTGCATAAACTAGTTGCAGATTTTAAGAAAGAGTTTTTACAATTGCCGGCTGAGGCGATTGCATTTCCTAGGTCTTGTAACAATCTAAAAAAATACCGTGATGCAAGTAATATCTTTATTAAAGGTTCGCCAATCCATGTAAAAGGTGCATTGATATACAATCATCAAATACAACAATTTAAATTACAAAACAAATACCCTATTATACAAGAGGGTGACAAGATTAAATTTATCAAACTAAAACCTGCTAATCCATTTAAGTTTGATGTTATCAGTTATATTACTACACTACCTAAAGAATTTAAATTACAACAGTATGTGGATTATGAAGTACAATTTGAAAAGACTTTCTTAGACCCAATGAGATTTATCTTAGATGCAATTGGTTGGAAAGCAGAACCACAGGCAAGTCTGGAGGCCTTCTTTGGTTGATTTGCCTAACAAGACATACGGTGTAATTTATGCCGACCCTCCTTGGTATTTTAAATCAAGGTCAGAAAAAGGAGAAGGTAGAAATCCAAATCAACATTATGATTGTATGGATTTAGAAGACATTAAAAAATTAAATGTAGGTTCTTTAGCACAAGATAATTGTATGTTATTAATGTGGGTGATTGACCCTATGTTAGACAAGGCCTTTGAAGTAATAGATGCTTGGGGTTTTAAATATAAAACTGTAGGTTTTACTTGGGCAAAAACAAATAAAAACAAGTTAGGTTTTTTCACAGGTTTAGGATATTGGACTAGAGGCAATCCTGAGATGTGTTTGTTAGCAACAAAAGGAAGACCTAAAAGAAAGTCAATGAGTGTGCCTCAACTGGTTGTGTCAGAAAGACGCAGGCATTCCGAAAAACCACTTTTACACGAGCAGATAGAAGCGTTAGTGGATGGTCCATATATTGAATTATTTGCAAGAAAAAAACCAAGACCTAATTGGGATTATTGGGGTAATGAATTATGAGCTTGACAATTAGTATATTATGTAGTATAGTAATACTATTGATACCAGTTATATTATTATGGATGTGGAATGGCGAAGACCCTAAGTAGAGAACAAGCACAACATATTGCCGCTATCTTCAATGACTACTTTGGTCAGTTTGATAGAATAGACCAATATATGCGTGACCAAAAGATGGCACAGATTGAGAGTTTACCTCAGACTTTGCCTGGTATGGGTTTTGATTCCGATATGTTTGATGACTTCTCTATATCTCCTGAAGATATGGATATTGAAGTTGTTGAATTAGATAATCATACTTGGGACACTTGTATTAATATGATTTCAAGTCATAGTAATATGGTCAGTATTCCTGGCAAAGCATTAAAGTTGGCCGTTAAAGATAAAAACACAAACAAGTTTTTAGGTTTTATCCGTTTTGGTTCTCCTGTTATCAATTGTAAACCACGAAATGATATGTTAGGTAATGTACCTGATTTGACAGTATTTAATAAAACTGCCATTATGGGTTTTGTTATTGTACCTTGTCAACCATTTGGTTACAATTATCTTGGTGGTAAATTATTGGCAGGTATTTGTTGTTCACATTGGGTAAGAGAAAAACTTAATGCTAAGTATGACATGAACTTGGTGATGTTTGAAACTACAAGTTTGTATGGTAATACAAAAGGTGCCTCAATGTATGATGGTATGAAACCATTTTTAAGATACAAAGGCAATACAATGTCAGATTTTATTCCTATGATGCATGGCAAACCATAC